CATCTTAAGAACTACTCTCTCCAACCAGGTCTGCTGATCTTTAGCAGCAGCGTCAGAGTTTAATAGTTCTCCGTCTTTGTAAATTTGGAATACTGCAGGTTTGATACCACGCACAACCTTCCAAGCAGTATTGCCAATTTTAAATTCAATTTCAACAAGACAGTCCTTCTCGTTGACTGAGTTAATTAGTAGTGGTTTATTAACACCACGATATGACTTACCAAATAGAGAGAATGTCAATGCATCAAGCATCGTACTCTTACCAGCACCATTGTTACCAATAACAAGAGTGGTCGCTGTTTTTGTAAAATCTATCTCGGTAAATTGATTTCCTGTACTAAGAAAGTTCTTATAACGAATCTTCTCAAAACAAATCATTAATCTTCATCGGGTGGTATTACAAGATCATTGGCAGTGATGATGGTATAGTTATACTCATGCATCTCACAAGTTTGAATCATGAGATCATCATCAACTTCAACGACATCCAATTCAGGATAGTCTTTATCCTCAAGCATCATAGAAAAGCGAAGAGCATCATCTTCCTGCTCAAAAATGTAAAGGATTTGATTTCCTTCACTATTTGTGACAGAGTATGCGCCTTCTTGATTTTTTCCAGATAGAGTGAGGATAAACATATTATATCAATTCACATGCCTGTTTGTAAACCTTATGTATCAGATGTTTGATTTCTGCTTTATTTAGAGATAGATCAGATTCATCAATATACTTACTCAAAATAGAGATTGTATCTTCAGACTCTGGATCATAGTCATCAAAGTTTGTCTCAACATCAACGAAGGTTTCAACAATCTTCATTTCATTGATATTAGATCCAAGAAGTTTATCAACGAACTTCTCATACTTTTTAGGATCACTTTTTTTACGAACAATCAACTTGACAATCTTATCTTCATATTGTCTAGTATCAAACGTTTGATGAGGAGTATCATCATACTCGATAACTTCATACATCGTGTATGGATTATTAATTGGTTCCAATTCCATCGTAACAGTGTCTAGAATATGGAATCCCCTCTCATCACCAATATCATTTGAGTAAATCTCGTATGGATTACCCAAATAACTTATTCTTCCGTCTGTTGATCTAGTGTGGTAGTGTCCACTGTAGACATGGGAGAACGACGCAAATAGTTTGCCATCAAGACCTTCCTCCATGGTGTGTCCACGATAAGCAGGAAATCCTCGTAACTCAAGGTGCCCCATCGCGCACTTGCTACTGCTAGTTTTAATAGATTGATGGGTAGTCTCAAAATTCTCATCATTAATCCAGGGAATAAACAATACATTTAATTTACCCAACTTTGCTTCAGTTGGTTCAGAATATACTTTGACATTCTTATATTCTCTAAGCAAGAGATCAACTGCATTCAACTCATTTGTATTCTTGTAGTATGCAGTATGGTTGCCAACAATTGTATGAATAGTGACTCCCATGTCTTGAAGTCGATCATAGTAATTGTCTTTTGCCCAAGCAAGAGCAGCAAAGTCAATACCTTTACGACTGTCAAAGGTATCACCCATGTCAACCACAGTTTTAATTTTGTGCTTCTCTAATGTAGGGAAGAACACATCATTGTAAAACTTTAGGAAGTAATCGTGAAATTGCTTAGAGTTCTTACGAGCACCAAAGTGCTGATCGGTAATAATAGCAACCTTCATCAATACCTAGACTTGGAGTGAATACTATCCTTGATCTGATTATAGTCGGAATAATTTGCTCCGTCAATCATGTTATCGTCGTAGAAGACTTCATCAAAACCCGTCTTCTCCAGGATCTTATTTTTAATCTCAAGCTGTTTCTTTTCCTTCTGAATACGACGTAGAAACGCGTAATGTATAATCTGAGTAAAATAAGCAAACGGGTTCTGAGACTTCTCAGGATCAAAATTATGGATGTATTGAACACAGTTCTCAATGCCATCAGAGATCATGTCATCTTTAAAGATATAGTTTACAAAGTTTGGCTTAAATGACAAGTGCGTTGCAATCTTTAAGAAACATTCTCCTAGATAATTTGTAATCCGTGGTTTTGGATCTCCTCTTTGTTCTGCTAACTGAACCATTTCCCTGTAAGCAATCAATGCTGCCAGGAACTCTTTATTGTTAACATAATGTACTGATCTTTTTCTTTTGGTCATGGGTCCTATTGCCATAATACTATATCTATGTTCACTATGATATCTTTATTATATCAACATGAACGAATAAACACAAGGCTTGACAAGACCCCTGAATCTGTGTACAATAACCTTTGTGGAGGTTCAGAAACAATATTAGCTTTCTTTAAATAATCTTTCTAGGATTTCTTTGGTATCGTTGACGTTACCAATCCTACCCATCTTTCTATCGATTCTTTGTCTGTATCCAGTGGGATCCTCAGAATCAGTAAAGTCTTTAGACTCTCTAATCCATGCTTGGTACATAATAATCATATCGATGTCCTTAGACTCACTCATTGTCATGACATCATTCAAATCAATGATAAACATGTCATCACGAGAAGTCTTTAACCAAGGTTCCATCTTGTATCCAGATATTCCTCTTTTAGTCTTAACTTCAGAGAAGGTGATTGGATTTGAGACAAGTAAGAATGTCCTTTCCTCTTCTGTACAGGGTGAGACTTTTGAGAATATCTCTTCACCAGATTTTAGTTTTATTGTTGCGTAAAAATCATCTTCCATATGCTATGCCTTTAGGTTGACGTTTATAATGTCATAATTAAATTTCTCTTCATTGTAAACTTTAATTCTTTCAATCAGGTGATTCAACGTATAGTTTCTTCTTGACTTATGCGTACAATCATCGGAGATGTCATATAGCATTGCTTTAGTCTTGTTCTTGCCTTTTCTCAAGACTCTTCCAATAGATTGTAAGTTACGAATTCTGGATTTACTGGGTGAAGCAAAAACCACGTTGTGTAGGTTTCTTATATTTATTCCTGTAGAGAATACACCATATGAAGCAACAATAATTGCATTCTCTTCTCTCTCAGTAATCTCTCTAACAAGTTCTCTTTCTTCAGTGTCTACACCACCATGAACAAAGAAGATTCTCCTATCACCTTTCTTTGCTTCATTAATCATTTCATATAAAGGTTTACCATGTGCTTCTACTCTTGAGAATAGAATCAAAGTATTACCTTTAAGATCTAATGCTAAATTCTTGATAAAGTTATTTCTTTTTTCATGTGTAATGATGAATTGAACTTCATCTTCATAGGTTGCAAATATCTGAGGATTATGTTTTAATACCAGACATGTAATATCAAGTTTAGATAGATGACCCTGTGCCATCAACTCAGCAGTCCTAATAATTTTGTAAGATGGTCCAAATACCCCCTCCAAAACCCACTTATGAGTTTGCGTGCCATCTAAAGTTCCTGTAAATCCAAACCTATATTTTGCATGGTGAAGTTTCGTCATTATAGATATTAAGGACTTACTTTTAAAAAGGTGTGCCTCGTCACCAATCACCACCTCATAATCTTCAAAGAATGATCTGTCTAACTTATAAATCGATTGCCATGTAGTAATAGTCACAGGAGCATCCGTAACTTTTTCCCGTCCAGAATAAATCTTGTGACAATATGACTGAGCATCCCAACCATAATCCTCAAAGTCCTTATACATCTGCTCTACTAGAGATGTCGTTGGAACAACTAAGAGAATTTTTTTCCCTTTATCTGAGTAATACCGAACTACTGAATAAATCATCAATGATTTACCTGAGGCAGTCGGTGATATCAGTAATTTTCTGTTATGTCTTAGAGCGTCGTATACTCCCTCAATTTGATAGTCTCTGGGACGAATTGAAGTAATTGAGTTCATGTAATCTTTAACACCTTCTTTTGATATGCCATCATTTACCTCAAACGGCATACCATAGAATTTGTTTTCTTCAAATGTATAAGAATATCTATAATTCTCACAAAAAGATATAAGTTTATCTAATAACCCAACATATAATTGCTTGGTCCTCATATCAAATAAATGAATCTCGCCATTCCAATTCCTACCCCTATACTGGGGCATAAATTTTGCATTAGGAACTTCAAACTTAAAGTGGTCTCTTAACTCATATTCAATATGAGGTTCACACTTAATCTTTAAAAAGACTTCATTTGATTTTTGGATAACGAGATCATGAGTATTAGCCATATCCTGCCTGGAATTTTAGGAAGTCAATAGCATTCTTTATCTGGTAAGTTCTGTTCTGAATTACCTTCAGAATGCTTTCCAAATAGTTCAAAGTGACATCGTAATATTCAACCTTCAAACTTATTTGCGATAGTTTGTCGTCTGCGTCAAGATATTTTTGTAGAGTGTCTTTGTCTCTTACTTTTTTGGGGAATGGTGATTCCACGTATACTTCAGGATCTGCTTTACCTGTGAAGTATTCGTAACGTTCGTGCCTGACGTTCTTGCGGGTTTGTTCCGCTTTTTTCTTAAGAAGAATTACAGTATTGTAAATCTCAAAATATTTAGCATGTAGCGCGGGGACCTTAATTGACTCATCATGTAGGTTATCCATGTTGATGTGAGAGTCCTTCTTCCACATCTCTTGGATAGATTCAAGATCGATCATAGTCTCTTGCCTTCAGGATCTGTTATATTGTAGATAGTATACTTGAAATCGACCTCTGCCGTAAAGTATTCAGTATCTGTGTTAGTAGCATCAAATGACAGATCTGACAAGTTATATGGGAACATATCGGTGAACTCTACATTGAATTGAGTTCTTTGATTGCTATTTAAAACCGAGAGAGTGCCATCAGAGTAGATATTCATTCCTTGACCATCGTATCTGATTTGAGATGGATCATCTTTTTGCAAATCAAATATTTCGGTTTGAGATTCTGGGAATCCAAGTCCACGAATCCATCTATGGATTTGCATATAGTTCTCTAAATTCTCATCAACAATAAAACTCAGAGTAAAATCAGAATACTGTATCTTGTCTCCAGGAATATCAATATTCTTCAGATAAGTTGGTTGCTCAGCAACTCCAAGAGTGAGTCCAGGAATGTTTGCTTTATTGGAGAAGAATGACACCTTCCTTGCTCTACTCAGAGTAAATCTGAATCCAATAGAAGATAGGAAGTTTCTATTTTGAATTTGGTTGGTGTAGGCATTTCCTACGTTACCTAATGACATGATTAGATGTTCTCCTGAAGTTTTTTGATGAGATGATTACCTAATAATTCATATCCAACAGTTAGTGGGTGATAACTATAAGGATTTATTATTTCTTGTTTACATGCATATAAAAAATCATCTTGAGGGAAGATATCTCTTAAAGATGGATGATCTTTCCTATGATTATCCACAATCACAGATAACAAATCTCTTCTATTTTTGTTCATATCAAAAAAGTTTGAAACTTTTATTGAGTAATTAAAAGAACAAAACGTATCATACCAAAAATTTTTAATCCCTAGAAGTTTAAAGTATTGATTCCAATGTAAAAATTCAATCTCTAATTCTTTAACTCTAGCTGGTTCACAGTAAGAATATTTATTCAAACAAGCAGCAATATAATCAATTGCTTGTGCATCTGTTCCCCACTGTTCTGGAGAAACATTATCACCATTAATATCCTTTAAAAATATGTGTTCGTATCTGTATTTGTCCTTTACCCAAAAGTCATATCTATTGACTGATGTTGTTCCCCACAACACATATATCTTTTGTTTTTGTTGATATATCTCTTTAAATTTTTTAGACGTAAAGAATTTTTTTGCTACTCTAAACTGTTTATCATTACTACTACCACCTATAGCAAAGTTGATATGATCAAAATCAAAATGTTCTACAACACGCTTTCTCCAACCATTCTCCCAACATAAATCTGGATCATGTTGAATCTGTTCATATTGTGGTTGGTTCATACCATCTTTGTAGGCAGATCCTTCACCAAAAGTCCAGCTATCACCGAATGTAATAAGAAGATCTTTCATTACCATATAACAAGTATATTTTATTTAGAGACAAAAAAAGAGACCCTTGCGGGTCTCAGTGTTAAGT